TTTAAGCTTTTGATATTCTTGTCTGACTCTGTCTCGTTGGTCGTTGCGTAGTTTTGTCCATGCAGTAGGAGAGGCTTCATTAACTACCTCACCATCAACTTCTGTTTCAGAATTGATTTTTTGCTTAAGCTTTTGTTGTGCGTCTTTCGCCTTCTGAAGTCTTTCCTTAGCCTTCTTTAAACGAAGTTTGTCTTTTTGTTTCTTTTCAAATTTATCGGCTCTCTTTTCAGCCGCGTCTGCACGACCTGAAGTGGTAAATCTGTTGGCAACTTTTTTGACCATACCAATTACTTCGTCGAGTTCTTCAACTGTCATTTCACTTTCGTTGAAATCAAGGAGAGCGTCGAGATCTATGTCTTCCAGTACATCTTCCTGGTCAGTAGTAATTGTGGTTCCGCGCTTGGGCAAAGTTTGAGAAACTTTCTTTTTATAAGCTTTATCATAAGCCTTTTGGTCTTCGCCTTTATCGTAATCGGCTTCACGCTTTTTAGAAGTTAGACCTTCTATGTCACCAGAAAACTGACTATCTAGAGCAACGGGATGATCGATTGTTTCAATCTCGTGTTGGTCCTTAAATCTTTTTTCTTCGGGAGCCTTTGGTTGGCTTACCTCGGAGAGAATGTCTTTAAAATATTTCATATTGAGTCCTATTTAATCTATTTAACTATTTATTAAAAACTTGTATCACTGTCATCATCAAACGCTCCAGCTGCTCTTTCTTGTTCAATCTCTTCTTCCATTTCACGAGCCTTTTCGTCAGACATCTGCAACACGTTCTTGACAATCCACTGATGAGAGAAATATTTACCTGTATATTCAGTTACATCTCTCAACGTTGTTAATCTTTCTCTTAAAATCTCAGCTTCTTTAAGTTCCTCGAAATAGTTATCTTTAACAAACTCATACCTTACTTGGTTACGAATTTCGTTAAATTCTTCTGGTGTCAAAATTCCTTTTAATACCAATTGTTTCTCAAGTACTATGTTAAATAGCCAAGAAAATCTTGTTCTTACCCTACGAATAAATTTACCAAACTTTAATTCGTCTCTGGTTATTTCGGATGTTCTACCGAAACTTGCCATTGTTTCTGGTTCTAAACGTGTTAAAGGCACTTTCAACGCTTTATATAATTTACGTTGGAAGTACATTAAATTTTCGTCAGAAGTTAAACCTTGGGCGTTACCACCTGCAAGTGTATCAACCTCTGTGGATCTTTCACCACCTCTACGAGGGAACCAAAAGTCCTCTGTCATTGTCAGCATCTTACGAGCATCTGTCATCTCGCCTGTTGCCGAATTATACTGAAGTTTATTTTTATGGCGAGCCATCATATCCCTAAGATATTGTTCCGCCTTATTCTTCGGTAAATTACCTACATCAATATAAAAAATTCTTCTTTCAGGAGCTCTAGTCAATGTATAAATGACCGTTGCATCCTCTAACATTCTAAGCTGGTTTAAAGCTTTAATTGATGGGTGTAAATGAGATAGTACTAAACTATTATTCTCATTCATTAAACCCGAAGTAACTCTACCAACAGAGTCCTTTGCAATTTTAAAGCCAGTTGTTCCACCAGCAACAGGAGAGCTTGCTCCACCTGTACTTGAATTTTGGAAGCCATTATCTGAATACATATAGTATTCATTTTTCACTCGTTTTGTTGGTACGCCCGAGTGTTGGTCCTTTCCTTTTTTGTCAACTTCACGAATTAATTTAATTTTTCGTGGGTCAACATATCTTAATTCTACAATACCTTTTTTCGTATCATTGTTATCTATAATAATGTGATAGTTTAATCTACCGTCAACATAAAACTTGTAGAACATATCGTATGCATTGTTTGTAAAATCAAACAAAGACAATATGTTGTCAAATTCACTAGCAATTTTTTTCTTGACTTTTTCTGGGAGGTCAGTTTCACCTAGTGAAATTTCAACCGCCTGTTCATTTGTGTCAATACTTATTGCTTCATTAACGATATCGTCAACTGCCTGAGATATCTCAGGTTGCATCGCCATGTGACGATACTTAGTTATAAGTTCAGACTCTGTTTTCGCAGAGCCTTCCATATCCAAAATCGTATTATAAAATCCACCGAGTGCATTACCAACTGTAATAGCACCATCATCATTAAGAGGCTCGGCAAACGAAACTGGAGCATTTATGTCCTCCAGTTCCGGCCTCTTTATCTCAAAGCCAAAAATTTTCAAAATATCACCTTATTATATTATATAATTATTATTTACGAAGTAGGTATTCCAGTGGTACCTTCTACTCTCCAGAAATCATACTGGAAGGTCACACCGAATTCCTCAACAGTATCCACAGTTCCCCAATCCATTTCGATCTGGTCTACTGTAGTAGGGTACATGCCTTCGAACACGTATGACCTGATGGCTTCGCCATCTTTACTGTATTGTGTTATTACCGCGTTGGATTTGTAATCCTGGGGTAAAGCACGTATATTACTATCATGTGTATTGATAGCGTTCATCCATGCTTCCATGCCATTTCTTACAATGAAATCCTCATCGTTAATACAAGTTACTGTCCAATCTTCAAATGTTCTATCACCTGCATATTTAATATTTCTACCAAAATATGGTACCTCATAAGACCCTAAGGTCGAACCAGGAATACCTGCCGCACGTACCATAAATGGTACTTTGAAGTCAGCTTCAGGGGCTACAGGGTTAAGTATTTGCACTTGGAAAAGAGTTGGACGAGCACCACCACCTGTTAATTGTGATTTAAACTCGTTAATATTAAATGCCATTCTCGTTTCTCCTATTATTTCTAATTATTTATCTCTTATAGAGAACCAACAATTTCTTCAAACTCAATTCCGGCACGAGTAGCAACAAATGTCAATTCAATAACATTAATTGAGCGTGCAGGTTTGATAAAGATATTAGCTCTAAATTTACCCTGGTCAACCACAGCTGGTGTGTTAACAGTACTATCTGATACAACTCTAAAGTCTATGATTCCTCTTCTTCCTTGAATGTCTCTTAAGAATGGTTCAACAATATTCTTGAACTGTGTTTGAGAGAATTCATCATTCAATTCAAATAGGAATGATTGAGCAGTATTTGCAATGACTTTTTCTACAGCGATGAACAATCTTCTTACATTAATTTGTGAGAATGCTGTTGTTAGACCTAAACCAGTTTTATCACCGAATAAGACAATTCCTTGTCCTACCTGACTCATTACTGGGTTAACGTCTGCACTATAGAGTTGGTCTCTTTGTGTTTTGTTAGGATTAAATGCCAATTTAACAACATTTTTAATAACACCCTTACGGAAACCAGCTGGTGACTCATAAGGTTCAACACGAGAAGCAAGTCCTGCAGAATCTCCATTTAGAGGAGTATATCTGTATACATCATTGTACTTATCGTATCTGTACTTGTAACCAGAATCCATAAACCAGTAAGAACTGTTCTGTAATAGGTTTCTGTATGCAACTACTTTAGTAAGTTTAGCGTTTGTTTTGAGTTCATCAACTACTGCTTCTTTAGAAGGTGAGATAAATGCAACAGCATCCTTTCTATAATCTGCGATATTAGAAATAATGTAATTTGCAAGATTACCTGAATTATCACCTTTACCCTGAAGAATAAATGAAACATCAATCTCGTTTGAGGATTTGAATAAATCATATCCTTCAGCAAGAGCACCTAGACCAGTAGCACTTTCAGTTGTGCCATCAGTACCATTTGCAAGTGTTTCATATTTGAGTGTTTGTGCCTCAAAATGAGTAGTATTAGCAACCTTAACCCAAGAAGAACCAGCATGAACTACATCTTTATAATAATTTGTAGTACCGTCTGATAACTTAGAGGTTGTTGATGTTGAAACATCGTTATACAACTCAATACTTTCACCAGCCTCACCGGTAATAGAACCATCATTGTCAATAACAGCGATGTGATAGTTACCAGTTTGTGGTGCCTTACCAAATAAACCAGCATATTTCCACTTTCTTTCAAGTGAAAGTTTACTCAAATCTGTTTCAGGTAGTAAGTAATTTGTTGCGAACTCGAGTGAGTAGTCGTATGAAGTAATCAAAGAAGAGTTAGCGGTTACATCACCGTTAGTGTCTAGTGATTGTTCAGTTATAGCAGTTAATGATAACTCCTGATATCCTACTGAATCATTACCAATTCTGATTAAATCGCCAACAGTTACGTCTGCGAGTGTTATTCTGCTGCTTGGTGCAACTTCAAAAGTTGTATTAGCAGTGTTGAAGGTAATTGTCTGCGAAATCTGAGTATTACCAGTTATTCTTGATGCGGTTATATCGGCTACATCGATTAAGGTATCAGAAAAATCTGAATCCTTAACATACGCAACATCTAGTGAGTTACCTAAATCGCCAGGATACAATGCGTCAAAACCACCAAATGTGTGTAGTTGTGTATTTGCATTTGAAGTATCGCTAGCAGAAGCTTCTACTGCACCATTATCAACTCTAGCTACATATAATGCACTTGAGTATGAAAGGTAATCTGCTGCTACAAAGAATGTTTCAAAGTTATCATTGGTTGGTTCACCAAATCTACTTACTAATTCATTCTCTGAAGAAACAAGAACAGTTTCGCCTACAGGACCCCATCTAAAAACACCCGCGATTGCTGCAGGCGGTGTTGCGATGGCCGGTACCGCTGCTGATGCGTCGACTTCTCGAACAATTACGGAAGGACTTACGGAAAAAGCCATATTATTTCTCCTTTAATATATCTATTTTAAAAAAACTTTTTTAATAATTTGTTATCACCTTTTATTTATAAAAAATAAAGTCTACACCTCAAAGGAACCGGACCCAGCTGATGTCCAGCCGTCTCCATCACCTATATCTTCACCTGTGTCAATAAACCCAAATGGTAGTAGTTCTTCATTTAGCTGTTCCTCGGTTTTCTCTCGTAAGGAAGCCAAGGTATTTATGTCTGTGAGTTCTCTGAAAAATCTATCATCTGTTAGCCATGCAAAGATAACTAAATTCATAACTAGATCATCATGAAAACCAGCTTCAGCCTCGTAGGAATATCCTTTCTTAGAAAAGCGTGATAACTCCTGTATTGTGTTATAATCTACTATAATCATCTGATTCTGTTCAATCAGCATTTTTAGTATCGAACAACCTTTTTGTTTAACACTTTTTGTTGTTCGTATTCCATTATCATTACCTCTGCCGAATCCACCTGATATCCTTTTACCAGCTCTGCCGGCGGATTCTGTGAATAGAAGATTTTCATAGCCGTAGTCCATTAAGAGCACAGATGATACCTGTTCACCGATATCGTTGATTTCGATGAGTACTGCGCCTTCATTATACATGAGGCCTATTCTATATATAATTGAAGCGAAATCAACAGGACTAATATAGTTATCCCTGTATACACATACCTGTTTATAAGGCATTTCCGATACATCAAACACTGTAAATGTTGAATAGTCAAGGCCTTTGCCTCGAGATACATCAACTGTAATTACATATGAATGATCTTCTATCGGAGCTTCATATTGACTTAAATTTTCTCTTTCTACTAATGGTTGTGAATGTAATAATTGTTTTAATTTAGCACCACTAATTAAAGTACCAGAACTTCCAACAAATTCACAACAATATTCTTGTGCAAATTTTTGTTCATCATGGTCAAGTGCCTCCATTGTTTCTTTTCTCCAGGCCTCGTCTCTACCAGGCACTGCGTCCCACATAACCTCAACATATTCATAACCATTAGTACCTTCTTTAGCACCCTTACATGTTTTCCAAAAGTGGTTTAAACCGTTTGGTGTAGACGTCATTAACAATTTTGTACTTTGACCTGATGAAATCGTCGGATATACCGAGGCAAAAAATTCATCAAAGCCTTCAATAAATGCGACCTCGTCTAGGTATAGGAATGAGATTGACTTACCACGAATGGCCGATGATGTGGTAGTACCAGCATATATTTTACAGCCATTTTCTAAGGTAATATTACCTTTATTCCATTCCTCGACACCTTGTTGCATCCATTTTGGTAAAGCTTCATAAGCAAGTTGAACTCTACCTAATACTTCACGAGCTGCGTCTCCCTTATTAGCAAGAATTGC